TAATGTCGCCGTCCAGGGCGCGTTCTATCATATCGTAGGCCTGGTCGTTCAAGCGGTCTAAATCTTCGTAGGTTAGGTTGGTGTCCATTCCCTCCCCAGTCATATAGCCGTGGTCTGCCAGCCAGCGGTACGGGTCATCCCCTACGCCGCCTTTTTTGTTAAAGATAAATTTTTGTTTATACACTTCTGCGTCAATGCGTCCGGCGGCTTTATAGTTGGCCCCGTAGCGGCGCAGGTCGGTCATTAAGTGGTGGCGCGGTTTTTTGGGTGCGGGTGCATCCAGGACGTCTAACAGCCCTTTGATTTCTTCTAGCGTAAAGTTTCCGTTGGGGCTGCCATTGCGGATGTTGCGCACTTGCTCGCGCAGGGCATCCACTTTGCCTGTAAATAGTTTGCTGTCCACCCGGCGGGCTTCGCGCGTAAGCAGTTTGTCAAAAAACGCTTGCACGTCCGGTGCAATTTCCACTCCGGCCAGGGCTCCGTAAATTTCGCGCAGCCACTGGGCAAAGCGTTCAAACAGTTTTTTGTAGGTAGCGCTTGGGGCGTTGCCTTTCATAAAATACTTTTCGGCCAAAATAGAGAAGTTCTCACGGAAAGCACGGCGCACAAAGCGCTCCGTGGTGTCCTGTTGCCCCTCCGGCAGCATCTCGCCGTAGGCCAGTTGTTTAATGTATTCTTTTCCGCCGCGGGCTTCAATGTCTTGCAAGATTTGGGCGCGCTGCGTATCGTTTAACAGTTTGGTTTTGCTTAAATACTTAATGACAAAATCGTAACTGCTGGCGTGTATAGCGCGCAGGTCCTGCATCAGTTGCAAAAATTCCGCTTCGGTAGATACTTTTTCAGCACGGTACAAGTCGTGTTCCCACACGTGGAAAAACTCGTGTACGGCAGTGGACTTGTTGGCGCTCTTGGCCGCTGCAATAACAGCGCGGTTGCTGTCCATATCAAACGTAACTTTGCCTAAATAGGCGGGTTCCGCGTTAGGTGCTTCTACGGGTTGGCCAAAATCAAAAGAAGTGTCGGCGTTTTCTATATCGTCGTTATTGTCGCCCATCAGTTCTTCGGGTTCTTCGTAAAGCGTATATCCGCGCGGGGTGGGTTGCGTTTTTAACACATTAAAGAAGTTATCAAACGCAGCAGCCACGGCGGGCATCTCGCTGTCCAGCGGGTAAGGGTACATATTTTCGCGCCCTATCCAGGCGTCGGGCCCGGCAATGTTGGCCAGGTAGTCGTTAGAATAGCCCTGTTGTTTGCCTTTATAAATAAGGTACGTTTCAAAGGCGCGGGCGGTCATTTCTTCCGGCGTGCTCCAATAGTCCACCGTGCGGGTTTTGTCCGTTTCCCGGCTGCGCTCGCCAATGGCAAGCCGTACAATTTGTACGACGTTTTCGTACGCCTTGCGTAGTTCCGGGCGCACTTGCTCGTATCGGTTGGGGCCGGACGTTATCATTCCGCGCGGGGTGCGTGTGCGGCCAAAGAAATTATCCAGGGCGTGCCACCATTCGTGGCCTAAACTTCCGGCGCCGTGTTCTTTGGTCAAGTTTATAACTACTTCGTCCGTTTCGTAATGCGCGGATGCTCCTTTGTGGCCACGGGCGCCAAAGGCCAGGCCCAGTGTTCCATCCAGCGAAACGGCACGCGCGGGTATGTTAATGATATTTACCATATCCAGCAGCGCGTCGTAAGCATTGTTTAAGTCGGCAGCGCGTCTGCCCTGTTCTACCCAGTTACCAAATTGTACGCCGCGGAAGCCAAATTCTTGCGAAAAGCGCTCCGGCGTTACTACGGTATTGTTGGGCCGGTACTCTTTCCCTACGCGCGGGTCATTTGTTTCACGCCGGGCAGGGGGCAGTTTCCGTTTTTCTTCCAGCAGTGCTTCCAGGTGCGGTTGGTTTTTTTCCAAAAATTCTATCGCATCCTTTACGCGCGTAAAGCCGCCTTTGAGGTCAATGTATTTTCCGCTGGCAATTTTCTTGCCGATAATAATTTCGCCCGTAGCGCGCTTTTGGTAAATGTCCAATTTGGTAGGCGCTTTTGTCTGCGTGGGTGTTTCTTCCAGCAGTTTGCGTGCAGCGGCTATCACTTCTTCTTTGTTGGTGCCGTGTGCCAGGGACCGATACCCGCGCACTAATTCGTAAATAGTGGTGGGTTTATCAAAACGGGTGCCCCGGTAATATAAATAGTTGCCGCTACGCAAGGTGTAGTTTTTGGCTTTTGTAAAGGCGGGGTAGCCCAGTGATAAGTATAAGTCCATCCGGCCCTGGGCGCCGTTTAATTCGCGGGCGCGGTCCAGTACGGCAATAAGCCGCTTTACTTCTTCCACGGCGGCGGGGTCATTTAATACCCGGTTGGCTGTTTCGCGCGCGGCTTTCAAGCCCTCTACCCAGCGAAGCGCACGGGAAAATAACTGCGGCTTGGTGGGGATGCTGTCGCGCAATGCTTTTACAATAGCCAGTTGCTCTACGCTGATGCCCTGCGCAATAGCGGCTTCATAGTTCGGCTCCGGGAAGAAACGCGAAAGGGTAATGTCTTTCATATCCCCTTTGATTTCTTCGGTCATAGCGCGGGTGTATTTTCCCCACATATCTTTACGGGCGCCGTGTATTTTTTCGCCAAAGTCCTCTATGCGCTCGGGCTTGGTTGTCGGCTTAAATTTGGGCAGTTCGGGTTTTAATTCTTCTTCGGTAAATAAACTGTCCGCTGCTTCTTTAAGTTCCGCTTCGTCCTGCGTAGCGCCTTTGTTTTCTTCGGTCTGCGCCTGGGTTTCAAATAAACTTTGCGGGCCGTCAAATAAACTTTGCTGCATATCAAACAGGTTTTCCTGTAAGAGTTCCAGCGTGTTGGACGGTTTGGCGTTTTTGTTGTACTTGGCCAATTTCCGCTTGACAAAGCGCGTTAAATCTGCTACTATATCTTCGCCCTGGTGTTGGCGGGTTTTGCCCGAGATGACCGCCAGGGCACTTTTATTTTCTGCCTGCAAGTCATAGAGTTGTAACCCGGCCAATTCCCCGCTGTCTTTTACGCTAATCATTACAAGATACGGTCTATCTGCCACGTTCACGGCGGCAGCATAGCGCTTCATATTGCGGCTTAAACCGTTCACGTCGCGGTGCTGTAAAATGTAGGTCGCGTTTTCAAAGATGGGTTTTACGTTGGCAGCAATGGCCAGCGCGTCGTTGTAATATGTTTGCGCGTCTTCGGGGGCAATGTTATTGTTTTTGATAAAGCGCTTTGTGTACACAATAGCACTGCTGTAAATTTTATCCGTGGACGACTGGCTGATAAAAGCCGTATCGCCTGTTGCTTTGTTGGTAATTTCCAGGTGGTCTGCCTTGCCCAGGATGGCGTCCTTATACGCATTTGCATTGGAAATACGGCCCTCTAACGGCTTGACGGTCTGCACGGATGCTGTGGCAGTGGCTAGGTTGGGGTTCATTTCCAGCGGGATAACTTCGCCCGTTTGCTGGTTGTGTACCTCCGTGATATTTTCCGGGCTCACGCGTGGCGCTGGCTCGTACTTTTCCTGCATATAAATATCCGGCGTGGACGTATCAAACGTGCCACGGTTGTACACACTTTTAATCTGCGTAGGTTCAAACGCCACATAAGTTTCGCTGCCATCTACGCCTTTTACAATAACGCCGTCGTAGTTTCCCTCGTTCGCGCGGCTAAAAATTTCTTCGTAGTTGTCGTCTAAATAAGCAGTTGCACTGTCGTTTGCTTCAAATTCTTCACTGCCTTTTCCCTCCCAGCGGGATATAGGATAACCCGCTGCTTCCGCTTCCGCGCGCTCGGTTTTAATGTCATAATCAAGTTGTGAAAGTTCTTGCGCGACGTCCACGACATAGGGGTTTTGCATACTTAAATACACGGGCATAACAGTATGACCATAACCCGCGTCTTGTTCTCTTTTTGCAAAGAAAAAGCCATTACGAGAGCCGTAAACGTTACTGACTTTGTTTTTGTCAAATTGCTGTATGTTTTCGGCATTGGTCCCGTGATACACTACCAGTGGTTCGCCGTTTTCGTCCACTACTTTGCTGTTTTTGAAAAACTGCTTAAATGCTTCTGTGTTTGTGTCGGCTTTGCCTGTTTCGTCGTATGCTTCCTGGGCCAGCGTAAAATCAAAGTCCTCCGGCAGCCCAGCAAGTGCGGCGTCCATCTGCGCATTTGCTTGCGCGTTCTCTGCGGCTTTGCGGGCCTGGTATTCTTCGTATTCTTTTTTCCATTGCTCGCGGGCGGCGGCTACGTCCTCGCGCACTTGCGCGTCTGCCTGCTGTTGCGCGGCTTGCGCTTGCTCGGGGGTGGGGGTGCCTGCAAATTCAATTTGCGTTTCTTCAAATTCCCCGGCTTTCAGCCCGGCTTGGTTGTGTATGCTGTTAAAGCGCGCCTGTTCCAGGTTGCCCATCAGTTCGGCGCTGGTTTCGTCCAGCCCGGCTTGGCGGGCTTGCTGTTCCACTCTATCGCCAGCGTTGTACATAGCCCGGATGGTTTCGCGGTCCGGGGTGCGTACTTTGTCTATGGTCTGCTTAAAGTCCTGCGCGGCTTTGATTACGTCGCCCTCGCGGTAGTTTAGCGGGCTGGTAGCGTTGGAAAGGATGTCGTGCGTGGCCTGTACGTTTTCCGGCGTAGCCACGGCTTTGGCCATATTCATAGCCATTTTGTCGGCGGTTTCTTTGTCTATGCCTTTGCTTTGAAGTTCTGCGCTGGCACGGTTCATTAACACGGCCACTGGGGCAGCGGTCAAAGAACCCAGCACGAAAGAATAGCCAATGCCTTTTAATGTATTTTCAAAATCTTGTACACGTCCGCCGAAGTTCTGCATAATAATTTCTTCGGCTATTTGTTGTGTTGCTTCTTCGCTGCCCTCGCTTAACGCGCTGGAAGCAATGCGGCCCAGCACGCCCGTGCGGGTTAAACTCTTAAAGAGCATTTCCATTCCTAACAGTTCAATGCCACCCTCAAACACGCCGCCGCCAATACCTGCTAAAAGCGCACGGTCCGGGGACACGCCGTTTTTTAACGCTTCTTCATAGTCCTGTTGCCCGGCAGTTGTACCAAAGGCCACGGCTGCCGCAGCGGGGGACCCGGTAAGCACGGTTAAACCTACGGCAAACGCTAAACTTCCACCCGCATTGAAAAGGTCATAAATAAAGCCGTCTTTCTCGTTACGTTCCAGGCCTGCCTGTTCTCTAAAAGCGCGGTGGTTTTCTTCCATAATAAGCAGCGCATTTCTGCCGTGGCGGCGGTTGGCTTCGTAGTCGGCACTTATTTGTTCCAATTCTTTAAGGTAAGCGGCGTTTAGTTCCTGTTTGCGTTGGTCCAGGGTCTGCGCGCCAAAAACAGTAAGCGCCCCTTTTTCCAGTTCGGCCAGTTTCTCGCGGTACTTGCGGCTGGCTTCGCGGCCCCGGGCTCCAAATTCGTACCAGTCCATAGCGGCCCCAATGCTGCCGCCCATAAACCGTTCGCCTGCCTGCCACATAGAAACGCCCGCGTTTCCCACGGCTCTAAAAGGCGTCTTCCATATACGGTGCGTGGTGTCGGGGATGCTCTCGTCCAGTTCCTGGTAGGCAAAATAGCGGTCTTTGTTTTTGTTGCGCAGTTCGGTGTTTATGGCAAATTGTAAGTCCTGCGCCCGGCGCAAAGAAGTATTTACTACCAGGTTATCGTCTGCCAAAAACACACTGCGGCGCTGGGGTTGTTGTTCCAGGGTCGGGGTCGGGTTGGCAGGTGCTGGCTCCCCTAAAATGCTTGGGGCTTGGAGTTGGGGCGTTTGTGTGTTTTGTTGTTCGTTCATAATAATTGCCTGTGTAATACGTTGCCGCGTTTATCGCGTTTGATTAAATACGCTACGCCGTTTTCTTCTTCGTAGCGGTAGCCGTCCAGGTTGCTGGTAATAGAAGCGCCCAGGTTCGGGTTGGGTTTAATACCGTAGGACTTAAAGGTATTGTTCCCCACTTGCACGTCCGTTACGTCGTCGCGCACTATGCCAAATTTGCTGCGCACGTAGTCGCGTGCTACGGCCTGTACGGCATTGACGGCGGCCTGTTTTGTTTGGCGGTCTTCGGCCAGTAAATTAACATTCGCGGCCTGCAAAAACTGCGCGGACTGTTCAATGATAATGCCTTTTTCTTCCGGGCTTAAAATACCGCCAATGTAGTAGGTTTCATAGTCGGGGCTGTCTTTGGTTAAAGAAGTTACCACCCCGTCAATTTCTACGGGCACTTTGGTTACAGTCCCGGTGGGCACGCGCTGTTCGGTCCCGCCGGAAAGGATATTTGCCTGGCGTACCACTTCGCCCAGCACGGTGTCGTTGGCTTTAATGTCCATTTCGCCCAGGGCGGTGCGCAGTTGTGCCAGGTTCTTGCGGGCTTTTTTCATATCCTCTTTGTCAAAGTCGTGGTGGTCAATGCTGCCCTGTAAGGCGCCAATGGCGGCAAGCAGCGTTTGCGGGTTGCGCATATCTTTATTGCCGATTTTATAGGTGCCGTCTTTTTTCTTTTTCCAGTCAAACGCATTAAAACCGTTCTCGTGGTGTTGCCAGTTTTCGGCTTTGATTTGTCCGCTGCGGGTGTCTTCGCTGTCTAGCAGGTTGTTTTGTACCCAGTTGGCGTACTCTATAAGTTGCTTTGCTTTCACAGGTCCGTACTGTTCAGTGTACGCATCCAGGGCGCTGGACGGGTTGCGCAGCAGCGTTACAATTTCTTCCTGTAAGGTGGCCGGGTCTTGCTCGGCCATCTTCAAGGCGCGTTCGTACAGCGGGCCCAGGCGTTCGGCTTCTTTGGCTTTGGCTTGGGTTTCTTCGGCTTTTTTCACAAAGGCGTTTAACTGGTTGTAATCATCCGGCAGCAAGTCGTTTTTGGCGCTTTCCAGCACGTTGCGCGCGGCCAGCAAGTCGTCATTAAATACGTTACCCTCCACGCTGGCTTTTACGTTTTTGCCTGCAATTCCGTAGCGGGCCAGTTTTTGTTGTTCGGCGGGTACGGCATTTGCTTTGGCGTTGTCGTTATACTCTTTGTAGGAGTTGTCCAGGTTGGCGCGCATTTGTTCGGGCGTGCGCACGGCTCCGGCCAGGCCCTCTTGTTGGGAAAGGTACGCCTTTGTCATTAAGTTACCCTGTGCACGTTGTTGCTTATACTGATGCTGGGCTACGGTGTCAAAATTATTTTGGAAGTCCTGCTGGAAAGCCAGCGCCCATTCTTCCCGTTCTTCTTCGGTAGGGGCGGTGTCTAGGTATTTTTTCATAATACCGCGGGCCTGCTCGTCGTAGGTTTTGGTAATGCCTGCGGCGGCTCCGTACTCGGTGGTCAAAAGGCCGCCCTCTACACGGCTGCCGTCCTCGTTCATTTTGCCGTTTAGCAGTTCGTCGTTTTCCCGGCGCCAGTTCAAAATAGCGGAGGTTTTGCGCAAGTTACGTTCGCGCTGCTCCTGGCGTTCCAGGGCGCGTTGGTTTTCGGCCTGTTGGATATTGTGCTGGCGTTGGAGTGTATCGGCAATTTGGTTAGCGGCTCCGGCGGCGTGTAATAAACTGCGTCCCATATTTTCGCCTGCCTGGGCCAGTTGTCCGCCAAAGGCAGCCGGGTTCGGTCCGTGGAGTTGTCCTTGCGCGGCCTGTACACGTCCGGGTCCTACTTGGTTTTCATATTGCGGTATTTTCATTTTGTACCCCACATACCCGCCACGGATGCGGCGGTAGATAACATAGAAGAATAAGCGTTAAGGCGCCCGGACTTCTTGGCCAGTTTTCCGGCAATACGCGCTTGCGCTGCCTGGTTCTGCGCGTCTATGGTGTTTAGTTCGGCTTGCAGCATCATTTCGTCTGCGCGGCTTGCGGCCTGGCGTTTGATAAGGTCTATGTCTTCCTGCTCTGCGCGGGCACTGTCTAGCACTACGTCCTGGAAAGATACACTAGAAAGGTCTTGCCCGCTGGCTACGGCAGCCACTAACTGCTTGCCGTAGTTTTTACGTCCGGCGCGGCGTATGTTTTTAACTTGCTGCGCGGCGGTTTGTAAGTCGTATTTAATTTGGCGCTGTGCGGCCTGTTCGCCCAGGCGCGCGTTGGCTTCCAGGGTGGCGGCCTGGTTGTTGTAGTAGGCCTGGCTTGCTGTTCCGGCGGAATAGGCGCTCATAGCGCTCATAGCCCCGGCCCCGATAGCAAAACCCGTGCCAATAGTTCGCCAGTTTGTCGCACTTTTGGAAGTGGTATTTGTGGCGTTGGCCGCGCTGGCGGTCTTATTATTAGCAGTACACATTTACTTTTCCCTCCGTATTTCAAAAATCAAAAAAGGTTCGCCCGTGTTCGCTTTTACGGTACGGCCAAACGTAGCGCCTAAAAATTGCAGCAGGCGGATGGCTTGCGGATATTTTGCATAGACGGTATTGTAAAGCACGGGGTAAATATCCAGCAGGCCCTTTACTACCATACGGCACGTTTTTACAAAGTCCTTTTTGGTAAAGTTTATTTCTTCGGTTCCCAGCATCCACAAGCGGGCGCGCGGGGAAAGCACGCTATCGGGCAGCACGCCAAACACGCAAAGCGGCACGCCGTCGTGTAAGGCCACAAAGGCAAACGGGCTCACTTGTACGCTTTCTAGTACGGGCGCTTCCAGGTCCGTGTGTCCGGCTGCGGCCAGTTCCCTGCGGTCGCTTTCGCGCAGGTGGCTGGCTACATACTGGGCGTGTTCTTCGGTGGCGCGGGCAATTCGTATCATACGTTCCCCACTTGTGCTTTGGGCATAATAGCCGCAATGGTTAGCGGCATAGGGGCTAACTGCTTTACAATAATGGACGGCATTGTTTCGTAGTTGCCCTGGAAAGTAAAACTTTTGTCTTCACTTATTAGTTGTGTGGCAGTGTCGTAGGTTAGCGGGTACGCGGGCAGCCATTCTTCCATTCGGCTTTCTTTGCATCCCACTTGCGCGTGGCTGCTGTCAATAAAACTTACCATCGCGCCTACGTAGCGTTTTTTCTTGGCCAGCACGCTGCCCGTGTCGGTGTTTAAGTCGCCTGCTAACGTGCGCAGCACAGCCGTATAAGGCAGCCCTACGTGTACCACGCTGGCGGCGGTGGTTAGGGTAATTTGTCCGTTTGTTACGGTTTGATTAGGTACTACCTTACCGTCTGCCAAAATGGCCACTTCTTTGCCCTCTAAATAGTCCAGGCCTGTAATAGCCGTTGCCGGGTCGCCGCGGTAGGTTCTGCCGCAGTCCACAAAAAACTGCTCGGCAGGTGCTTTGCTGGCTAAACGGTCGGCCATCTTTTCCACGTAGCGGGTCCCGTCGCGTTTTACTAATAAGAAAAGTTCGTCGCGCACAGCCCCCGGGATGCAGCAAACGCTTTCCACTTGGCCGTCGGTTTGCATCTGCGTCCAGGCACATACGTTTTCACTTTGTACGTAGGTAAGGCATAACAGTTTCCCGGACGCCAGCACTACCCACAATAAGCCGTAGGGCTCTTGCTGGTAGGCCATTTCCACTACTTGTTCGTTTTCAAAAAGGTGCTCGGCAATAAGGCACAAGTCGCCGCCGTTAAAGGCATCCGTGCTGTAATCATAGGCGCTGTCAAAAAGTTTTCCCGTCTTGGGCAGCACATAAAGTACGCGCGTGCCGATAACTACGGGGCGCACGGCTCCGCCGCCAGCGCCGGACTGTTTAGGCATCCCGGCGTCGCTAGGTGTCATAACAGCAGAGTTGGAAGCAAACACGCCGCCAGCCGTAAATGCTAATAAACTTTTCATAGAAGCAAGCGCGTTCACGGCGTTTATTCCCTCGTCGCGCAGTGTGGTGGAAATGCCGTCGCTGTCTTCCAGCGGGTAGGAGGTGGCAAAAGAATTATAGTTACCAATTTGCGTACCTTGTACGCCGTCTTCCTGGCCCCACATCAAACGCCCGCCGTGCTGTGCTACACACGTAGGCCAGCCGTTTTTGGTGCTCCACGCGCCCTGGCTCCACTGGGCGGTGGCGTTAATGGTAATTTCCTGGCCTGCCACATAATCGTAGCCACGTACCACAAAGCGCACTAGGTGCTTGGGGCTAGTATTGCTGGAAGTGCTATCGGCAGAAACAGCAAAAGAAATACTGGTGCTTACAATGGGCTTTACATTAAAGATGCGCCAGGTTTCCGTGTAGGTTTGGCCATCTGCGGTAAAGGTTACTTCTTCGCCGCGTTCAATGCTTCGCACTACAAAACTGCCGCTGCTAGGCGTCATAATAATTTTGTCGCCTTGCGTGGCTTCGCCCAGGGCGCCCTCTATGTTGTGTCCTAAAATAGCAATAGAGGTAATCACTACGGCAGAGCCGGACGGCCAGGCGTAGGTAAAGCCGCCGTGGTCCACGGTGGCGTTGTTCTTCATTGTAAATACGGTATCGTTCTTTCCATCAAGGGCGTGCCAAAAGTCCGCCTGCAAAGAAGAATACGTGCCGGACGGCGCTGTCCCGCTGGTAAAGGTGGGGATGCACGATTTGTATTCGCGCCCGCTGCCGAAGTAGGTTTCCAGCCCTTTGGTTTCGTTAATCAAATTGACGGCCACTTTCATAGGGCTTATGTACTCGGCCACTTTGTAGAAAATATCCACTTGCTGTTCGTCGCAGTCAATGGTAAAGTAGCAGGTCCCGTTGGTAATCTCGGGCACGACGCGGACCCAGTAAATACCCGCAGGTATGCTGATGGTATCGTTGGCGTTAAAACTGCTAATATCCTGCTGGGCTGCCGGGTCGTAGTGCATCACGCTGGACATAGCGCGTAGCGTCTTCCAGGAATTGCTGTCGTCTTTGTCATTGCTGTACTGTATCTTAATGCTTCCTGCCCAGGTCCCGGTAGTTTGTACCATCAGTTCGTGGGTCATAAGCATAGGGTCGCTGGTTACGCTGCTTTGGGAGCCGTAGGACTGCTGAAAGTGGGTAGATTTTAAGGTGTGTACTATCTTCCACCAGGCGCCCACGTCTTCGGCACAAAATACGTCATTCTCGCAGGTCAAGTAATACTTGTTATCGGTGCTGTTCCAGTTGGCCGAAATCTTTAATTTTTCGTCTGCGTTTTGCAGTTTAAGCGGCCCGTAGTTGTAGTCATAATCGCTAAACTTCCAGTCGGTGTGTCCATAGCGGGCCAGTTGTTTAGGTGCACGGCCAGCGCAGGCAAAGTACATCACATCCGCCACTTGGCAGTAGTAAATGTTGGGCAGTTCGGCGGCTGTAAAATCGGTAGCCACTTCATACACGTTATCGTTAGCATCCAGCACAAGCCCGTTAGAAGTGTAAAAGCGGATATAGCCCACGCCCAGTTCCAGGGTGTAGGCCTGTGTTTTGGAAAATACAAACGGAATAAGCCGCGCTCCTTTGCTGCGCGTCAAGGTCCGCGTTACGGTGCGGGTGGTGTTGTAGGTGTTCATACGCAGGACCGTGCGCGAAGCGGACCCGTCGCTTACGGTAATGGTGGGCGGGTTGCTGGTAAGGTCCACGGCGGTAATGGTGCAAGTCGGTTCTACGCCGTCGTTTTTATAAAGCGGTGTGTCCGTGGTGGGGGTTTCGGTTTCGCTGTAATATATCCACTGGTCGGTGTACCCGGTTACGCTCCACGCATACAAATTGACGGTTTCCTGTTTAGTGTAGGTTTCGTTCTTTTTGGCAGCGGCCAGCATCTTGGTACCGGGGCGGTTGCAAAGTCCGCCTTGCGGGCGCACAAAAAAGTTTATGGCCTGGCGTACCCAGGTGGTAAATTTCTGCAAGTCCACCCGGTGCCAAAGGCCCGGGGCTGCTTCGCCGCCGTTAAGCGTGGGTTGTAAAAGGTGCATTGGCATTAGCGGGCCTCCAAAAATACGCTATCCTGCGTGCCTTTTTCCAGTTGTTCCACTTTGTTGGAAATGCGCGCTTCGTCTAATTTGCTTTGGTATTTTCCCAGCATCAGTTGTGCCAGGTTGGTGTCGCCCGTAAGCGGCACGGCCAGTTCGGCAGCCAGCAAGAGGGCAAAGCAAGCCACAAAGGCCGGGTCAAACAAAGTCGGGTTTTCTTCGTCGCGCACATACAGTACGCTGGTTGCTTCAAAAGGGCAGGCAATTAGTTTTTCGTTGTTGGAATTGGTAAAAAGTTGGTGCAGCAGCGTTACCTTTTGCGGCACGCCGTCGTAAATAATCTTCTTAATAAACACACAGTCGGCAGGTTGTGCATAGACGTAGGGCTTATTATCAAACGGGGACGCCGTTTCACTTTGTGCCAGGTCTGCGGTGCGCAGGGCAAAGGCCCAGTCGTGTGCGCGTAGCAAATTGCGGCGCACAAAGTCATACATCAAGTTAGCCGTCCGGGCGGTTGCAGTTTCCTGGTCGCTGGACGTAATGGTATCTTGGCCCAGGTTGGCCAGGGCTAAATTTATAATATCGGTTTTAGAAGTTGTGTTTGCCATAATTGCCTTTTACTTGGCCCCTGGGGGCAGTGGGAGATGCACTGCCCCGTCGGGGTTTTGGGTTATAATACGGCGGGGTCGCCTACGCCAATACCGGGGTTATCGGTCAATAAGGCCGTAACAGTTCCGGCGGTGGCGTTGGAGCCAGCCACGGTGTAGTACACACGTACGTATTTCTTTAAGCCGATAGGCAAGCATACTTTGGCAAGTACCTTGTTAGCGGTTAAAGAAGCCACTGCAAACGTGGGCAGCGTGGCCACGGTTTCCGGGCTGGAAAACGTGCTGTCGTCGCTGGTTTGGATGGACGGCGTAACGCTGGTGCAGGTTGCAAAGGCAGTCCCCGTTTTCAAAACGAGGTAAAGCCCGTGGTGCAAGTTGCCACCGCCAAAATCTACCACGTTGGTAGAAGCGGCGGAAGAAGTAACGGCTTGGCCGTCGGAAAGAATTAAGGTATTATCTAACATATTCTTTTTTCCTCCTTTTAGTTGCCCACTTTGGCTTCGTTGTCGCTGATTGCGTCGCAGACGTGCACGGGGATTTCATCCACGTACATAATCGGCAGTTGGCCAGGTTGTCCGGGCGTGTATTGCACGTTGGACTTGGCGCCTAACTGTTTGCGCAAGGCGGCTTTGATGGTGCGGTTCATATACCACACAGGGCGCCCGATAGACAAGGACTGTACTTTTTCTTCCAGGTCTTGCATAGCGCCGAACAAGTCCACGTTGGACAAGTCCGCTACTTTGATGTTGCAGATACGGCCCGCAAAGCGCCAGTCCTGCACGGCAAGTCCCAGTTTCCATTCAAAGTATTCTTTGTAGGCCGGGAATTCTTTGCCGGAAGCGTCGGTGTGTGTTACAATTCCGTGGTCAAAACGGGAAATACCCGCTTTGGTTCCTTTGGGGAAGAAGCCATAGACAGTGGACGGGTCCCATACCACCAAAAAGATGGAGGAGTTCCCAGTGCTGCTGGCGGAAGCGTGGCCCTCTACTACGTTGCGCGCGGAAGCGGCGTTGGTAGCAGATTTGTGGTTGTAGTATTCGGCTAACCCCACGCATTTTTCCAATTCGCCAGTGCCGCCGTAAATGAGGGCAGAAGCGGCGGTGTCGCTCATACCCGCAATGATGGCTTTGGCTTGGTCGCTGCGTACGGCATTGACGTTGCCGCCTTTTTCCGCAATAAGTTTATCTACTACGGAGTAGGCAGACAAAACGCCATAGCGCGCTACTTCCACTTTGGAAGTCGCTTTTTCCGGCTGTACGCCTTGATACGCTTTACGCCAGGTCCCGGTAGGAATACCAGTACGCACGGCGTATTCGTGGCCACTGTCAAGGTTGCTTTCTTTCAAAAGCATATCCCCGATAATGTCGTTGGTCTTGCTTAAAACCTCTGCGATAGCACGCTCTTGGCCGGACGGGTCAAATTGGGCGGCGTAATCTTTGAGGTTGTAGTTTTTGTCAGCAATAATTGCCATTGTTCGTTACCTCTTGGTTAGTTTGAATGGTTGCCGTATAGGGCTTCGCTAAACGTCTTGTCGCTCTGCGCGGCTCCATTAGAGGGCACACTGTTGTCTTCTTTTAACAGCGCCCCCGCTTTGTTAAACGCTTCAATGAGCACGGGGTGGTTGCCCAGTCCCGTTTGGTCCAGTAAATCACGCAGCTCGTTACCACCAAATTGCTGTACCGCCCGCGCAGCTGTCGCCAGTACGGTAGGCAGTTGGTCGCCGTATTTCTGCTGTGTTTCGCTTTTCCACGCTGCTGCCGCTTGTTCTTGTGCGGCCTGTAAGCGTTGTGTTTCAAAGTCCAAAATGCGCTGGGCATCTTCGGCTTTGAGGTTCATTTCTTTGGCCATCTTTTTATAGTTGGCCATTTCGGCCGCATCCACCTGGGCGCCGTTAGAGAGTTTTAGGCCCTCGTACGGGTCGGTGTCTTGCGGGTCCTGCTTTCCGTCGCCGGGTTGTTTGCCGCCGTCCGGGTTGGGTTCAGCGGAGCCGTCTTTATCGGCTCCCCCGAGCAAAGATTTTTTGCCGTCGTCCGCAGGTTTGGGGTCCTGTGTTGGGGCCGGGTCCGCAGCAGGTTTTGGGTCTGCGGCGGGTTTAGGGTCCTGGGCGGGTGCCGGGTCTTGGGCTGGCTTGGGGTCTGCTCCCGTGCCAGCGTCGGCGGGTTCGCCCGCCTTTTCCATTAGTTTGCGCACAAAAAGCGCGTCTAGTAATTTCTTCATAAGTCCTCCACGTCTTCCATCTCTTTGCTTATTTGTTTAATTTCGGCCACATATTCCTGCTCCATTTGTTCCAGGGCAGAAAAGTTGGCGTCGCGTATTTTGTCGGCAATGTACAAGCCGATAGATATTTGCCCACAATGAAACGCGGTTGCGCTTTGGTCGCCCGGCACAAAGCCGTGCGTGCGGAAGTTGCACGCCTGTAATAAGTTCCACACTACACGGCGCCCCTCGGGCATATTTAATATGCGTTTCCAGTCGTTAATGCGGCGTTGGTTCAAGGCCTGTTCGCGTGTTACCATAATTGGCTATGCTCCTTGTTGCTGCTGTACCATTGCGTCCAGGGCGCTGCCGTTGTTTAGCGGGGTGTCTGCCAGCGTCTTGGCGCTTTGTACGGCTTGGGCCATCTGCGCCTGTTGGGCAGCGGCCTGTTGTTGCTGCGCACGGTTTTGGCGTGCGGCTTCTACATCCTGCTGGTCGCGCATCATTTTGGGGCTTGCGCCGATAGCGGCCAGTCCCTCGCGCAGTGCGCCGTCAAAGTCCACGTTGTCTAAAACTTCGGTCCCTGCGGCGGCCTGTATTTGTGCCAGTTCGGCAGCAAATTGGGCTCCCTGGCGGATGGTGTTAAGGGCTCCGGCTTTTTGTGCCTGTGCTATCATAGAGATATACGACACGTGCAAGTCCTTGCCCTGTATTTCTTCGGGTGCTTCCGGCAGAATACCTGCGCGGTGGCAGATATTAAAGGCGCGGGCAATAAGCGGGTCCAGCAGTTCGTTTTTCAAGCGTTCCAGCACGGGGCCCAGCATCATCATTTTTTCCTGCGTCCGTTCGGCCACTTCGGTAGCGGTCATTTTCCCAGCATCCACGTTAGAAATCATTAAGAACATATCCGCGAAAAACTGCTCACTAATGCGTTGGCGGGTTTGTTCAATGCTGTACTCTAAACTTTTAATGTCCGGGTTCACTTGGTACACGGGCCTTACGGCTGCGTCGGTGGTGTCGTTGTAGCGTGTAATGCCGCCGGGCAGCAGGTTGATTTCGCCCTGCACTTTGGCTGATACCATCATAGGCGGGTTGGTTGATTTATCCAGGGCCACTAACTTGGTCTTTTGCATTTTTTGCAGCATCTTCACGTCGCCTAATGCAGTCCAGCCCGGGCCGTGTCCGTACACGTCGCTAGGGCGTTTAAGTTCCCAGCGTGCGGCAATAACGGGGAAGTCCTCATAACCTCCCTCACGCAGCAGTCCGTTTCCGGCTCCGTCGGTCCAGTAAAGGGAAGCCCAGGGCATCTTTTTATTGCCAATAGCCCCGGGCTTATGGTCGGGGTTTGGGGTTATCAAGTGATACACTTTGTGTAGCATATCGTACTTGTGGTTTTTGTATTGCTGGCGTACGGTTTCGGGTACGTTGTCTAGTCCAAATTGCGCTACCATTTTGTAGGTAGTCATATAAAATTCACGTGCGAAGCGGTCCACTTGGCCGCGGGCATTTTCGCCCAGCATATATTCGCCAATGGTAAGGGGCCGCGCGTGTAAAACGGTTTCGTAATCTTCTTCTACCAAAAAAGCCGCCGTAGCAAACACGGACACTTCTTCGTAGAAGTTATGCAGCACAGCATAGACGTTGCTTTTGGCCAGCACTTGTTCAATGCGCTGCTTTACGTCATAAAGCCAGCGGCGTACGCCGTCGGTCTGCTGTTCGGGTGCGTTATCCAGCATCAGTTCAAACCAGGACCTGGACGGGCTGGTAAGGCCGGACATCATCCCCGCTGCCAAAATAGCCACAGCGCGGTCTGCGCTGCTGTCAAGGATAGTTTTGTGGTCTATCTTTTTGCCCTGTTTTGCTTTCGGGTCGTCGTTAAAACTGCCCGCCGTAGGTGTAATGTAGCGGCCTATTTCCTGCCAGGCAGACATCCACGGGCTGCGGGTTTCTTTCATTTCACGGAAAATACGCTTGGCGTCTTCTAGTTTCATAGTTACCCCATTGTGGTACGTGTGGCGGTTCCTGTTAAAGCGGTGTTGGCGGTGTTGGGTACGCCCAGGGCGCCACTGCGTGCAATAAGCACGTTGTTATTGTTGGCCACAGCAGTACGGCGTCGTCTTTCCTCGTCGGCTGCTTCGGTATCGGTGCGGCTTTGTTGGTCCGCGCCTTTGGCTTCCTGTACAGCACGCGCTCGGGCGTCTGCCAGTTGCTGTTGTTTGTCCGCTTCGCGTTGTGCCTTTCGCGCGTCGTGGGCGTTTTTAGCACCCATTCCAATACTGGCGGCGGCACTTGCAATGGCGGCAATGGCTGTTACTACTTCGCACATAGTTTTACTTCCTCCTAGAATAAACTAAACAAAGACGTATTTAACATATTCCAGCAGGCCAGGTAGGTAGTTATATCCTCTCTTGGCTGCTGGGTTATTTGCGGGTGCAGTTCTTCGCCTAATTCTGCGGCTGCTTTTGCTTGCATAAGTATCGCTGCTAGTGGGCTTACCATTCTTTCGCTCCTGTTAAAGTACGTCATATTCGGTACGGGCAAAACTGGGTAGTCCTGCCGCCGTGTGAAAGTGCCGGGGAAGTGGCAAAATCATACTTGCCATAACGGCAGCGTCGGCAAAGTCCGGGGACTTGCCGCTTTCCTTTCGCCACTCTTTCTTCTGCTGCAAGATGCGCTGGCCTTTGGCGTTAAATTCGTACATCCTGCTGCCCAGTTCACTAATCACGCGGTCGTCGCGGATAAATACTTTTCCGTTTTCCGCGTCGCGGGCCAATTCAAAATACCCTTGCGTGGTCTTGTTGGCGTAGGGTCCGCTGGTCGTTGTGTTGTGGTATTCTTCAAACACAATGCCGCGCCCATTGCACAAGGCCCGCACGTTGTCTAGGATAGGCCCGCCTACGCCGTCGGCGTCCATAGCACACTGGTTCACGCCAGCGTTGGAAAGCACCTCGGCAATTTTACCTTGCGTAAATACAGCATCCGTTCCGTTCCAGGCGGCCACGTCTGCTTCCACCATACTGCCGTCTTCGCGGCGGTCGGCTATGAAGATTACGTTGTTATCGCCACCGAAACGGGCCAGGTCAATGCCTGCCACGCGGCACACTACGGGAACAGACGGCGGGGTGGAGCGCAAGCGTTCGCCAGCGCCCTGCCCAAAAACGGAGTTAAACGTAGCAATAAAGGCGTTCTCGTCGTTCTCGTACTCTTGCAGAAACATACCTGTTCCCTGCTCGCGCCCATACATTGCCACGTATTCCTGTTTGATTTTGACTAGCTGCTCCGGGGAAAACACGCCGGACTGGCTGGCTTTTACGTTGGAGTAGAGCCAGTCGGGGTGTTCTTTGGCGTATTTTGCCATTTCGGTAAAGTGATTTTGTCCGCGCACGGTGGAGTTCCATATCGCCCATCCGCCGCTTTCGTCTAGCACGGGTTTTAAGTAGGCCCACGCTTCGGGCTTGCACAGGGCGTACTCGCTAAACACAATGCCCGCGCAGCCGGACCCTACCAGTGAGTTGTAATTGTCGCTGCCGATAACCTGCCACACGCTGCCGTTGGTTAAAACTATTTTCATTTCGCTGTCGTTTGTGCTGCGGCGTATCTCTTTGGGAAATACCCAGTCAATGCGGCGCAGCCCGGTGTGCACGTCCACGGCGTCCCAAATAACTTTACGGGCCTGCGCGTATTGCGGCAGCATATACCAGTAAGTGCCGGGCACGTCCCAGGCACGGGTGGCGGTTATGTGTAGTGAAGTGTCGTCTTTTCCGTGGCGGCGGGCCCATTCTAAAACAGCGCGCTTGCCGCCCTGGTCAAAGTAACGTAAAACGGGCAGCTGATAGGCGCGTGGTTTCCAGTTGTTTGGAAGCATAACGGAGGTCATTTTGTTTTTTCCACCTCCCTGTTTTGGCCGTCGGCTGCCTGCTCCGTGGAGGAGTACGCATTGGCAAAGTCAATGCGCTGTACAATTACCTGCTGCGAAGCCGGGTTATTGTCCTGCTTAAAAAGTCCGTGAATTTGTGCAATTTGTTTTAGCGCGTCTAGGGCATCCTTGCCCCCATCTCGCGCAATGGCAGTCAACCGTTGGAAAACTTCCGTCGGGGACATAAGGGCACGGTCCGCCAGTTGTTTTTCTATGGCGTCCTTTCTTGCCCCTATCTTGCCCATCTTTGAAAGACGGGACGCTTTGGGATAGACGTTATTTAAGTTTTCGGTCTTACAGTTCGGGTGGGAAAGTCGGTATGCTTCTACTTTGGAATAACCGCGGGCCCATAACTGGCAGAATACTTCTTGCGCCCAGGTTAGGCCCTCTTTGGTTTTGGGGTTTTTATGTTTTAGTTCTTCGTTGCTGTCTGCGTATTCTTCAAACAGCATCAGTTGGCGGTCGGGGGTGGGTACGTGATTAGACAGCAGATTTTTGGCTTCTTCTGCTATCTCTTGGAACACATCCGGCAGTTGTTCTGCTGCTTTTTTTGCCATAAAAAACGCCCATTCCCCTGTGTGATTTTACACACGGGCAATAAGCGTTTAGTGTTATTTATAAGCAAATTTTTTTACAGCAAAAAGCGCGTGATGCGCTACCAGATAAAAAATCATATAAAAGTTTTTACGCATTTGTCAAGCATTTTTTTGAAAAAATAACCCTTATTTTTTAAGCATTTTTCTAGTTCAGTAAAAAATTTATAGCGCGCTGCGCGTCCGCGCTGCTTAAAAAAATATCGTCTTCCCACACATCCACCAGTCCGTTTTCGGTGCGCACTTTCCAAACGCCGCGCGCGGCGCTTAACGCTACTGCGTGATGCACTTTGAAGCCATCTAAAAAGCAAACAGCGCACGGAAATTTACCCGGCATTTTTCATTTCTTCCCATACTTCTTTGAGTGTAAAAACGTATTCGCTTTGGCGGGCCAGTTGTAAGCGTAGCAGCGCGTCAATGAAGCGCACTTTTAAGCCCACATCCGCTTTGCCGTCTGCGGTTTCGTACAGTTCCCGCGGCAGCAAAAAGTTTCTATGCTCGGTAATGATGCGGTTGCTCGGGTAGGCATACACATAAAACGCCGGGATAGCGCACGGCTCGCCGTTTTTGGTGGTGTTAAAGTATTGCGTGGCGGAGCAATACACGCACTGGTTGCGGTAACACACGGTATAGAAGCCCGCCGTGCTGGCATAATTTAACATCACGTGGCGGGAAATTAAACCGCCGCTGCGCCCGCACTGCTGGCAGCGCGGCAGATTTAACGCCGTAGGCGCGTTGTTTGCTTCTTGGGGTCCAAAACTTCTTTTGTATCTTTGTTGGCTCATTTTTTGTATTCCTCGTTTTTCAGTTCGTCTAGGTAAGATGCTGCCCTCTCGCAGATGGCACGCATTGTGGTACATCCTAACCGCCACCCGTGGCGCATTACGTTAAACGCTTGCTGCACGTTACCGCCGCAGATGGCTACAATTTTTTCAAAGAAAATACGGTCAAATTCAAAAACGCTGTTTATTTTTTGCAAGTCGTTTTTGAGTAGTTCCGGGTTAGTCGCTGCCAGCCAGTTGTGCAGGACTTTTTCCCTTTCGGTTTTGGGCTCTTTGAAGTCCAGTATGTATGCTTCTTCCCCGGTAGGCAAGGTGTCTTCCCATCTTCGCTGGTTTAAGTACGCATCCGCCCTGGGTACATACTGCCCATCGGCTTTTACCCAGTCGCGTAGTCGTTTTTGTTTTTCCAGGATAGGCAAAATTTCTGCCAGGTTGTAGTTGCCTTTTTTCCACCGTTTCACAGCACGCTGTTTGCTTTTCTTGTTTGGGTACGCAGTCCAAAAAGCAGCAAAGCAGGCCATAAAGTCGTTTTCTTGTTCGGCTTGGGGGAATAGTAAGGGGGTAGTAGTTTTATTGTTAGTTACTCTTTCTTGTTCTCTATATAATGGTGTACGAAAATTTAGTACAGGGGTTGTACTAGAATTTAGTACGCTAGGGGTATTTGTTGTACTAAAATTTAGTACAGGCGGCGTACTAATTTTTAGTACAGGTTTGGGGTCCTTTTTGGCCACAGGCACCCGCATAGATACCTGGCTAAAATCGGGCTCATTATCCATAAATACCAGTTCAAAGCGGCTTACTCCCTCGTCCGTTTGGCCGCAGCGTATAAGCCCTATACGGGCCAGTTCTGCCGTGGCTTTACGCAGCGTATCTACTGACATACCCATCCGGGTAGCCAGTTTGCGCACAGGGATAGCCACCGCCCAGTCCGTGCGGTCGGCCAGCATTTTAAGTTTTTGGTAGGTACTAAACAGCAAGGCGCTTTCCCATAACTGCGGGATGTCGGCTTCACTGCGCCATAGTTTGATATATCCCTTTGATGTCATAGACACTTCCTAAAAATCGGTTTTACCGATTATTCTTTTTGTTTTGTAAAAGTCCTTCCAGCGCAGCGCTGGCGTAGCCATCGCAAAACAGGCCGCCCTGGTTTTTGTAACGGGCAATGCTGGCCGCCATTTTCTTTTTGGCCAGGGCCACGGGCAGCTGGAAATAAACCGGCTGCCTGCCTGGGCGCATCCACACAATGCCCAGTTTTTCTTCCGGCTGCGCGGTCATTTTTCTACCTCGTCCGGGTTTATGTGGGCCGTGGTAGTGTGGCCGCAGGGGCACTCGTAAATTTTAAGGCCCGTGTTTATGGAAATATATTTAAGCGGGATGTCTTCCCGTCCACAAAAAAAGCATTTCATTTTTCCACCTCCCGTATAATATCTTCCGGGCTATATAAATCTTTCCGGCACTCGCCAGTATCGTCGCACACGCGGCCGTATTTGTTGTAGCAAACAAAGCACTCCGTATATCCCTCCAATGCGCCCTCAAAGTAAAGGGGTTGTTTGTTTGTGATAAAAACTTTTTTCCCTGTGTGGGTTAGATATACTTTTCCTACTTCTATTTCCACGCGGTTGTCTTCAAAATATAGTTTTGCGCCGCAGGCGGAAACAGCCGCGTTAAAAACGCTCCACTGATGCCCCCGGACGCGGCGGCACAGCATACCACCGTACGCCATTGTGTATTCGTTCTCGCTGTTTTCGTCCTTAATAATTTGGCCGGAGCGCAGCGCATCCACTATTTCTTCGGGTGTTTGCAAATATACTTTTTTCATTTCTCTACCTCCTTTAATGGGCAATGCTGGCTACGGCGGCGTTCTTCTATTTCTTCGCGCGTGCTCACATTTTGGTAATCAACGACATTTCCGTTAAAATCTTTTATAGGTAAAACTTTGCATTTACCGCCTAGTGGCGCGCCCATCCAGGCAAAATATCTGCCGTCGTGCGTTTCCATTTCAAACAATGGGCAGTCGCAGCACATTTCCGGCGCTTCAATTTCAATTTTTACTTTCATTCCCTAACCTCCAATTTCTTACTTTCAAAACCTTGTATTTAATAAAAACAATAATAGTCATTGCCAAAAGAACCGGGGCTAATAAAACCGCTGTTCCTTTATCGTCCGGGTTTTCCCAGCACGCGCGGAAGTCGTCGTCAAGTAAAATACCAGTTACAAAGCCCAGCGAAAAAATCTCATATACGCCCATCCATAATAAAAATGTGCTCATTTTCTTGCCCCCTCGTTTTTGTTGCTTTGTCTAATAAGCCGCTGTACAATACAAAGTTGTGCATCTGCACAGGTTGCAATATGTTCATAATAATTGCGCAGCTGGGGCAGGCGGTTCTTTTTTATTTCTGCCCTGGCGGTGGCCAGCGCCCTTTCTATTTCCCGGGACCAGTCGTACAATTCTTTTGTTGTAATCATTTTTGTATGCTCCGTATTTTTTCCCATTCCAAAATAATAAACCGTGTAATTTCGTTTGATGTACCCCAAAAATAAAAGTCCGCGTATTCGCCTGGCATTTTTGAGATTATTTCGTTTATTTGTTCTTCCGTTGGTGTTTTCTGCTCTTGTGTGTTTGCCATATTATTTACGCTCCTTTGGGCACCAGCGCGGCGCCTTGTTTTGTGATATACACGTTATTGGTATATCCTTACGGGCCAGGGCGCACGTGCCCATTTCCCCGTGTTCGCAAGCCCGGCAACCTTTGTCGGGGTTGTATGTCTTATTAAATACCCACGGTTTCATAGTCCTGCTTTTAACTCCGGGTGTTTAGCAAGCACTCTCTTTATATTTCCGTCAAACAATACTTGCAATGCGTCGGCGGCTGCGGCCATATAGTCCTCGTCGTATCGTGTTATTTCGCATATATCAGTATCTTTTAGGGAGCAGGTAGAGCAGGGCCCTTCTTCCCTAGCGCAGAGAGCGCGGGAAATCTTATGCACGGCATCATAAACGGTTAGCACCTTTACTACGTTTTTTCCGCCTGGTACAATAATTTGCACGGCAATTTGTAGCAGTTTCTTTTTTTCTTTTTTCATTTTTGCACCCCGTATTCGTCGCGCACATCCACACACGCGGCACTATGGTTCAACAAAATAGTATTAAGACGCGGTTGGCTGGGTATAAGCACCCACAAAATAGCCAGCACGGCTAACACTTTGATAACAAACAAAACGCTTTCTTTTGCTCTTTTGTATTCCTGGCTTTCTTCCGGTTCGTTAGCAAGCGCAAGAAAACACAAAAAAGCACAGGCGCAAAAAATCATTATCAGTACGCAAATAACATCATTTAACGCTGGGGAAATAGATAACACATACGCAAAAAATAAGTTCATTGCTTACCCCCTTGCAGTGCTATTTCTGCCAGTGTTGTGCATAACGCTTCGCGCAGGGCTTCTTCGGTTTCCTGGCTGGCTACGTGCGCATATTGCTTGGCCGTAAATGGCAGCACGCGCGGCATTTTGGCAGCGCGGCACACTTGCGCTTTAAGCAGTTGTATATGTATTAGCGTGTTTATATTGCTTCCATTAAAAAACGCTTCGTACATTTCTTCTTTGTCTATTTCGCAGGCCTTGTCCAAAAATTCGTATTCTTCGGCCACGGCCTTTTTTTCTTTTTCCGTCATAAAACTAATTTGTTCTAACATACCATCCCTCCTTAAAAAAAGTTTTCGTCTTCCAGTTCTTCGTCAATATCTGCCTGGGCGTACCATATAACGGACCATAGAAACATACCCAGGAAAAACAGCATTGCAAAGATGCACAGCACAAATAACAGCATCACTTCGTCCCTCCTGTTTTCAAAAAATCTTCGTCTTCAAATTGGTTAGCGTTTGCCTGCACGCGCTGTAATTCGTCGTACGGGTTTTTAAGTTGTGGCCGCTGCTCATCCGGGTATGCTTGCCGCCAGGATGGCAATTCGGGCGGGAATATAGGCGCTTCGGTGGGCTCGCTTTTCAAATAATCTTTTTCAGCAATACGTACCAGTACGGCTATGGTGTCGTAAATTTCTGCTTCCACTTCTTCCCAGGCGCGCATATCGTTTATGGCTTTGGCGGCTTCGCCTATTTCTTCCTGCGCCAGGCACATAGCGTGGTGTAGGTTCACAGCAAACAGCGGGTGTTTTTCCCGGGCGTGCTGGGTAGATTTAATAATACGGTTCATTGTGTTAGGTTGCGTCATTGTTAAGTCCTCTTAAAATAAATTCGGGCGCATCTTGTAGGAAGTTTTATCACAGGAGGTCTTGCGCCCGCCCCTTTTCGGGGGAAATTGTATATGCTGGCTATTAAATAGCGCTTGCATTTTGGCGGCTTCATAGTCGCGGTATAGTCCTGTTTCGTCGCGGCGGACCATAAACGGCTGCGTATTTAAGTTATATTTCCACACTCCGTTCACGCGCTGCGCTTCTTTTACGGTAGTACCAAACACGGACCACTGGCAGCGGTTGTCCAGGCCCACAAAATAAACAGGTTCGCCTATATTAAATTTTTGTTTTGTCATTCTTCTACCGCCTTGTAAAAATCTGCCCTTGCTAGTCCGGGCGTTCTAAAATATCCGTTTTCCAGGGTTGCCCCGTTTGTTTGCTTTGTGGCCATCCATTGCCAGCCCAGCGCCTGATGCTTAAAATTTACTGTCCATCCGTATTTATGCAGCACCCGTGGCGCGTTGCGTTCTTTCCATCTGCGCCAGTATTCACGTGCGCGCTCCCGTTTTTCCTCCGCCGATAATGTCGGCAAGTTCGTGTAATTCTTTTTGCTGTTGTTCATATCCTGTACCATTGCCTATGGCAGGCGGCACGAAACACAGCGCGTGGGAATACATCCCGTTTGCTATGCAATGGTTGCATAGGTCCCTGCTGGCGGCAAAGTGTCCGCAGCAGGATGGGCCGATAGTAATTGTTTCCAGTTCCGTGGGTGGCTCTTTTTTCATATAAGCACCTCCGGCACGTTGCCTGGCAAGTACGCAGGCAGTCCTGCGTCTTTGTACATCTTTACTACTTCCGGCGTATCGTCCACGGCTAATAAAATGTTTGGTCCAAAGGCCGTGTTCAAAGCGTGTTTGCGTGCTAACTGCGTAAGCATTTTTCTTTTTAGCACGTGGTCGGGCTCGCGGTTTCCCAGGGGGCGCATCATAATATCTTCAATTTCTACGCCGTGTTTGCGCAGCCAGTCCAGTGTTATGGTCCGCAATTTTTCACTGCGGGCGGTTAAGATAAACACGGCGCCGTGGTCTTCGGTCATAATTTGGGCAAGTGCTATAAAGTCCATTATCGGGGCTGCGTTGCCGCAGCGTTTGCCGAAAAGTTCATAGTCCCGGTCGTCGCCGTATTCGCGGCGTAGCAGGTTTTCACACAGTACGCCGTCCATATCCAAAAGGATGCCCCATTGGACAGGTTGTTGGTCGTCTTGGTTCATTTGTTGGCTCCTTGTGTGTTCTCTTTTTCGCGGCACTTGCGGCAGATGCCTATATGTTCTTCAAGTCCCGGTTTCAAGCGCTTTTTGCAGCGCGGGCAAAATTGGCTCATAAAGCCCTCCACGTAGAGGGGAGGGCGGGGAGGGATGGGCCCCGCCCTTTTGTTCTTTCGTCGCACGCAGGAAGTGGAAGCGTGCCCGCCTGGTCCTTTTTGGCCAGGAAATTTTTAACACGTTGCAGCAGTCCCGGTTTTTTGTGATGGTAGCAGCGCGCAAATTTATAAAGCGCTTTGCGTTTTTCTTGTTGCAGTTGGTCTATGCTTGCTTCAATGGCGGACGGGAACAAGTCAAATTCAAGCAGTTTAATAAGTACCTTGTTTCCGCTGGCGGTAGGGGCCCAGCACCAGTAGTACCAGTAGCCCATTTCTTCGGTAGATTTAATAACTTCTACGGCTTTGTCGTCTGCGTCGGTCAAGTCGCGTTTAGTTACTGGCCATCCGGCGGCAAACAATTTGCCCCATAAGATGGTGTTATGCACGTATGCTGTTTTGTTGTCGTAGTTTCCCTGTATCATTTTTTCCACTTCCTTTTATTAGTTTTTAGTATTCGGCCCGGCGGTTGTACATTTGTTCCACATCCTCTAACAGGTAAATGGAGCACCCTTTAATGTAGCGGTCCAGCGGGCGTAGGCCTTTGCGTTTATAAGTGGTCGCCAAAGTTTCAAGCGAACATTGGAATAACCGCGCAACGGCCTGGCGTTTCAAAAACAAGTTGCCTGCAAGGTCTTTTATAATTTCCTTACGGTCAAACATTTTTACGTCCAGTTTTTTGTATATCGGTTTCATAACCCACCTATAAATCTTTGCACCCTATCCCCTTTGTATGGGGTAATATGCTAAAATAAAAGCGTACGGTCGCTCTCTGGTAAAAGTCCCCGTACGCATTTGGCTTATAAATAACGGGCCGCTTATTGCCCATTATGTACAAATTGTTTAACTGCAAAAGTATAAGCGTTTTTGTTATAAGCCAAAACCCGTTTTATGCGGGGTAGATATTGTACTGATTAAGCAAGACAATATCCGTATATGTACATATTAAACAGTATATTTGCGGACTTGTCAAGTGTTTTTTTCAAAATTATGAGGTTTTATGACGAGAAAAAAAAGTGCGGACGTGGCCCAAAAAATCAAAATCTTTATGCTAGAAAATGGAATTTCGCAGCGTGATTTGGCAAAAAAATTAAAGGTCGCGCCGCAAACGGTTAGTCAATTTCTCGGCGGGAAATATGATTTAAGGACCGATACTTTGGAAAAAATAGGCAAGGCGTTAGGCACTCCTGCTAATTATTTTTTTGCCGAAGTGCGCGGCTCTGCCGTCGGCGCCAACGCAAAAGTTACTGCGGCTGCTGACGTAGAAAAAGATATTAAATTACTTTCCGTCCAGGTGGAATTATTAACCGCAAAAATCAAATTGCTAGAAGAAGAAATAAAAAAAATAAAGCGCAATAATTATCTTTACGACGCGAAGCCGGAGGGGTAAAATGTTTGCTTTGGTTTGCACGTGGGCTGTTATCGCATCTATGCTGGCTATACTTTTTTGTGCGCGTATCAGCGAAGAAAAAGAAAAATCTTCGTCGGTCCAAAAGAAAATAGATGCCGTGGAAGCGTGGCACAATAGCAGCAGGCCCGTTAAAGAATTAGAAGCAGCACTTTACAAGGCAGCCACGTTGGAGCGCGAAAAAGAACGCCTGGAAGAAGAAGTAGAAAAACTAACTTTTGAGAAAGAAGAATTGCAAAAAGAATTAGCCCGCCGACCGCGCGGCACCATAACATACGACGAGCATTACACTGATTTGTTATAAATACTATGCCCCCTATAAATAAAATATCCGGCTTCAAAAAAGCCGGGCGCACTGGTCAAAGATACCGCAAGCAGATAAATGGCAGGCGGTACGAAATCTATTTGGATGGAAACAAAGAGCAGCGCGCGCACGACTATAAACTATGGGTAGAGCAATTAGAAAAAGAGAACCGCAGCCGCAAAATAGATAACTCCAAAACGTGGGCGTTTTTTGTAAGCGCGTTTCTAAAATCTATGCGTGCCGAAAAGGACGCAAAGACAGGCAGGCCCATTTGGCGCACGCGCACTATTGCAGAATATGGCTATGCGCTGGCGCATTTTGAAAGCGTCGTGCATCCGCATTTTGTAAAAGATTTATCCTTTGAAGACGTCGCAGCATTTCGCCGCAGCCGCGTAGAGGATGCGCAAGCGCGGGGGGATGATAACTACGGCGTAAATAAAGATATGGGCTGCTTGCTTCGCGCCCTGGACTGGGGAATGGTGGAGGGATATT